CCTGTCCCCGGACAGGTCATCGCCTTGCTCAAGGCCGAGCATTCCGAGCGGATGGCGCACCTGCCCAAACTGGAGGCCATGCAAACGCGTTACAAGCTGGATGGGATGGCGGGAAAGCCCCCGTCCGCTACCCTGCGCGACCAACCAAAAGAGGCGCGTGCGGCCTTCCTAGAGGGTTTACGGTCAAAGTACCCAGACGGGTTCCGGCAGGCATCCCATGCCGCGTCCGTTCCGGATCCGACCCGTGACGCCCTCGATTAAGCGGTGGCAGCCGGGGGCATGGACGCCGGCCAGATGCGCCCTGTGGTGGGAGATGGGGCAGGACGGCCGCAAGAGACTGGAGCGGTGGGTGATGGCGGAATACGAGCGCGGACGGTGTCATGCCGTAGAGGTGCCTGAGATCGCAAAGGAGACGGCGGCCTAATCGTTTTCGGAGAGCATGAACGAAAACATGGCAATTCCTGCGAGGGCCATAACCCACCCCCCGAGGAACGGATGACCGTCATTCAAAAGCCAGCCGCCTGTAAAGAAAAGAAAGACGTGGGCTGCTTCTGCGGCTGGTGGCGGGCGTTTCCTCATTCGGCTACCCCTTCCATCTCATTACGTCCAGCCCGCAGGCCCGGAGAACGTCGACCGGATGGCAGTCCAGGTGCCGGGCGACCGCAGCGACCTCCGCAATCCGCAGTTCGCGCTTGCCCCCGACCAACAGCGTGATCTGGGATCGATCCAATCCGAGGGCGCGGGCGAGTGATGCCTGTGTCTGCCCGGCCGATGCCGGGCGCTGCTTGAGCCATTCTCTGTCCATGGCCAAGAGTGGACCACAGCCATTTTAGTCCAGTCAACATCACCAACCTGTATGGGGTGGTGCGACCCGCTTGCACAACTGCGTGTGTTGTTGTAAATTCCACAACAATGTCAACCGTGGTTTACGTCGAGCATGACACCCAGGCAGCAGCGTTTCGTCGATGAATATCTCAGAACCGGCAGCGTGAGCGCCGCCGGCAAGGCATCCGGCATTGAAATGTCTTTAGCGCCCCCTGCGTCTGGCTCTTACGTGTACATGCTGATTGACACCCACGACGACGAGGTCTTGTACGTCGGGAAGGGTGTCCGCCGCCGCATGTTCAGCCACCTGTCAGAGTTTCGGAATTGCCGGGTGTCGGGAGCGAAGAAGTATCGCTGGATGGCGGAGGCGTACGAGATGGGACACCAGATTGTACCGGCAGTATTCTGCGCCGGTCTGACCGACACACAGGCCATCGTTATCGAGAGAGAGGTGATCCAGGCCATAGGAGTGGATCGTCTGGCTAACAGTTCATGGGGTTTTCGTATCCCAGACGAGGGTACCCTTGTGCGGTGTGAAGATTTGATCCATCGGGTCAAGCCGTTCTGTTTGTGGTTGGCAGAGAGCCGGAGGACTGTTGAGGATATTAACTTGCGGGTCTTCGTCTACAACGGGCTTCGCAGTATCCGCAACGAAATCAAAAACAATCACAGAAAATCAGGTGTCACATGTCCAGCGTAGGCGGGAAACGCCATGGCGCGGGACGCCCCAAGGGGTCACGCAATCGCATCAACATCCTTGTTGAGGAGAAGTTGCAGGAGGCCGGATGTGACCCGATCCAGGCTATGATAGAGATCGCAGCAGAGGCTCGCGGTGCAGGAGATATCAAAGTCGCGGCGGACCTATACAAGGAACTCGCGGGCTACGTTCACGCCAAGCGAAAGTTTGTAGAGCATTCCGGCGACATCACCACCACCCTTATCGTGGAGAGCGGGGTGCCGGATGTCGAAGACTAAGCGCGTCAGCATCGGCTATCGGCCGCATAAGTTCCAGCGCCAGGTCCATCTCAGCCGGAAGCGTTTTCGCGTCTGTGTCGCCCATCGCCGCTTCGGGAAGACCGTCCTCGCCATCATGGAGCTTGTCCACCGGGCGCTGAAATGCAGCCTGCCCGAGGGCCGCTACTATTACCTCTGTCCGACGCGGGTGCAGGCCAAGGCCGTGGCGTGGTCCTACCTCACCGCCTGGGCGACCAAGGTGCCGGGCACCAAGGTCAGCGAATCGGAACTGTGGGTCGAGTTTATCAACGGTGCCAGGATCAGGCTGTTCGGCGCCGATAACGGCGGCGATCATCTGCGTGGCCTCTACATCGACGGCATCGTGATCGACGAGGTTGCCGACATGGCACCATCGATCTGGGGAGAGATCATCCGTCCGGCTCTGTCCGACCGCCATCAGGTCAACCAGGATCATGGCTGGGCGCTGTTTATCGGGACGCCCAAGGGCATCAACCTCCTATCAGAGCGTTACGAAAAAGCCCAATCGGACGAGGATTGGGACGCCTTCATGTTCCGCGCCGACGAGACGTATCTGATCGGCGACGTCGAACTGCTGAAGCTGCGCAACGAGATGAGCGACAACGAGTATCGGCAGGAGATGCTCTGCGACTTCACCGCAGCGGCCGACAACGTCCTGATCCCAATCGATCTGGTCAGCGAGGCGGCGGGCCGCCGCATCAACCCGGCATCCATCGATCACGCCCCCCGCGTGATGGGCGTCGACGTGGCGCGGTTTGGAGATGATCGCAGCGTGATCTTCCGCCGGCAGGGCCTTGGCGCTCTCGAGCCTGATATCTTCAGCGGCCTGGACAACATGGCCCTGGTCGGCCGGATCGTCGGCATGATCAATGCCTGGACGCCGGATGCCGTGTTCATCGACGGTGGCCGTGGCGAGGGTGTGATCGACCGGCTGCGCCAGCTTGGCTATGACGTGGTCGAGGTCCAGTTCGGCGGCAAGGCCGACACCGCCCGCTACGTCAACAAGCGGGCCGAGATGTGG